TAAAATCGTTTGCATCTGTTTCATCAAAATCAAAATCAGAAAAACATTCTACATATCTTTTAGTTGCACCATTAATTGTTCTTTTAACAATCACCCATAATTCATCTTCAGTAAGAACTCCTGATATAGATGCTGCACTTTCACAAACTGCATCACCTGATCCAAAAGATCCACCGAATATATGTCTATGCCAGGCAACAACATTTTCAGATCTTTGATAAGTTAAACCAGCTAATACTCCGTCATTTCTAACACACCAAATAATACTATCTGGCTCTTGTTGAAATATCATTTCGTTTATTCCAGTCTTTGTAACTGTATCATTTAAGATTGTTAGATCTGGAGCTACATAACCATCACTATCAAAGTTATAAGCTAATTCTCTAATTTTTCTTTTTGCTTTTTGTAAAAACAAAACTGCATTACCAGCTGGAATAGCATCGACACCAGCTGATCCAAAAGAACTTTGTCTTTTAATCGTTACATTTGTTGGTGTGATACTTGCATCTGTTCCATCCGCAGAAACTGTAAATTCACCTCCAGATGTGCCTACAATTAAAGTTCTTACTGCTTTTAAATATTGAATAGCATTAACCTGGTTTGATGCGATAGTATAAATCATAGCATCATCAGCATTAGTTCCTGTTGTAAAGTTTTCATAATCACCAGCTTTAGAAAACCATAAAGTCTGAGGATTATTATTTGTATTTGCAAAAACTAATCTTTGTTCAAAGAATGAAACACAGCTAGGTCTATTGTTAGCACCAGAAATCGGTAGAGAAGGAGATCCAGTAAATGAAACAGTTGCTAATGTCCAAGATGTATGTCCTGTTCGAGAAAGTTTTCTGACATCATGATTAGGATGCGTTAGGTACATCACGTCAGCAGACTGTGCAAATTTTATATCAAATAATTCTGCTTCTAAATATGGAGAAGCAATTTCATAAGCAGCAGCTGGAGATCCAGAAACTATCTGTCCTTTGTCTTTAAAAAATCTAATGTACTGATCGCCAAATTCTAAAATATAAGTTTGTGTTGTAGAAAATTCAAAAGGTATTAATCTTGTTTTCTTTGTACTATCTTTAACTTCAGCAATAAATTGTGTTCCAACTCTTCTTGTTGCAGCACCTTGAGGATGAACTAAAAAGTTCTCCATTGTTTTTACACCAGATGAATATTTTTCAAAATCTGTCCTACCATCCATCTTGGCAGAAAGTTCACCTGATACAAAAGATGTTAAGGCTAATGTTGTTCTTGGCATATCTTTTTATAAATTTGTTGTTGAGTTAAACCTTGTTCATCTTTTTTACATTTAGTCCTAGGATCAATTTCGCTTTCCTCAATAACTTCTACTAAAGCATATCGATAAACTTTTGTGTCGTCATATCCCCATTGAAAATGTAATAGAACTCTTGGCTCTTTATATTTTTTTATTAAACCAGGATCAAAAGCTGCTGTGGTCATCTATAATCTTGCGTCTGTAAATTCGTTGCTCTCTATTGTTCCTAATGAGTTTTCAGTTGCGTCTATAAATCTAGCTTCTCTTAATCTTTCATCAGCTCTTTCCATATAATTTTTAGCAAGAGTAGCATTATTAGTTATTGCATAAGCAATATCTGCTGCTAATTGATGTGAGATGCTTTCTTGTAAATAAGTATCGTATTCGTTTGGATCTGTTATTAAAGCTACATAAACTAAATAAACAGTTCCTTCGTTTGTTTTTATTTTTCGACCTTCAACAGCATAATCTATATCACTCTCAATACTGTCTGTTGCTCCAGTATGAATTTTTAAAACTCGTAAGCAATCAGCTGGTAAAGTATATTGATTAGAATATTCAACAACTGGAGCATCACTATCAGCTGCAAGCTGAACTCTTTTAGTTAAACAATTCCAGGCATGAGATCTAAAAACTCTATTTCTTACTGGCTCATATCTTTGGTTACAAAGTCTAGCATTCTTACTATCATCAGTTAATGCTGAGATAGTTGAAGCTCCTAAAAGATTTAATCCTGAATTACAAATATCAACTACTGATGCCATTTTTTTCCTCGCATTTAAAAGTTATTAAAAGTTTATCTTGATTGACCTTATCTGGTCCTAATTCCATAACTGAATTATAACCTCTGATGTAAGCATCACTTAAGCAGTCATAATAAGTTGGATATTCAATAGGTACATGTTTTTGAGCTATTAAAGTCGATGCTCCATTATTTATTGAATACATATATAAAATTAAAAAATATTTCATAGATTGTTGCCTGGCGGAATATTTCATCCGCCAAACAAATTATTGATTACTCAACTGTGTAGAACACAGCAGACTTGATAGTGCCGTTTATCGCAGCACTTCCAGTTGTAAGTAATATGTCAGTTTCAGCAGTTTGCTCATAACCAACTCCATCAATCGCACCTTCTTGGCTCATAGACATTTGACCAGCAGAAGAAACAGATGTTGCCGCAATGTATCTTGCAGCATTTCCGCTATCTCCAACTGAAATAGTTGCAGAACCTAAAGCATCAAAGTGAACAACAATGTCATACACTTTTGCACCTTTCGGTAATCTTGCAACTGATATGTCAGAACCAGATGCTAATGAAGAAGCTTCATAAGTATCGTACTGAACTCTTAATTTACCAGACCATTCTCCGCTATCCGCATTAACAACAGGATCAGCTGTGATGTTGGTAAAATTTACTCCTTTTACACTCGCCATAACTATTTCCTCCTATTACGCTTCGTGAGCTTCGATTGTGACTACTTTTTCATCTTCAAGTCTAGTTGCACCCATCGTCATGCAAACATATACCTGAGTAGCATAGCCTTTGTCTGATCTTTCATCTATTCTTGTCATCACATCCTTGCCTAATGCAAGTTTGATGGCATCGTTAGTGAAAACCAAACATTTTCTTTTGCTAGATGCTAAAGCTAGTCTGTTTGATACTATAAAGTTAAAACCAAGAAATTGATTAATTTCTCCGTTGGCTAAACTTTTCACAGTATTAAAATCGCTTGAAGTTACTTCAGTCGTTCCTAATAGGTCTGTGATTTGTTTTGGACCAACAACAATCGTTCTTGGAATTGATGGATCTACTGATGCACTATCTAAAATCTCTTTTGCAGATCTTAGTTTAGCGATTGTCAATCCATTAGAACCGCTTTCAGTTATTGCTTGACCGCCAGGAAGAGCAATAGTTGTAGAACCAGTCTCTCCTCCAAAAGCATTTCCTGAAACAGCACTTATGATCTCGTCATCCATAGATCTTCCCATTGCATAAGCAGCGGCAAGAGCATATTGAGATGTCGGATCGATCAATGTTCTAACTCTGTCTTGCTGATCAATTAAATCAGCCCATTCAAAGTCGGACATTGAAACACGTCTCCTACTGTGAGGAGTATCGATCTGAGGTGTGTCCGAATGACGACTTACTCGTCTTTGAGCACTTACTTGCCCAATTCTTTCAAAGTAAGCGTGCTTTCCAGTCACAGTCTCAACATCAACAACTCCACGCAAAAGAGAACCTTTTTGTTGTGAAAGCATTTGCACATTGTTTGAATACTGCTGTACAAAAGCTTCGGTTATTTGATTAGACATATTCTAATCCTCCTTATTGTTTATTATTGATTGATCGAATTGATTTTCCGATTACTCGGATCTTTTCTTTGGCTTTATAGTCTCCAATTAGACTTTTTTCTTAGCGGTCTTTTCAGATTGTCGCTTAGAATTTTTTTTAGTTGCCCAGTCAAAATATGTCTGAGCTTTTGGTAGAGGATCTCTTCGATCAAACTCTGGACCAAATTCAGTAGCCAATCTTAAACATTCAAGTCTAATCTCAACTTCTGATAATTCACCTTGAGGCTCAAACTTATCGTTAGCCATTGTTTAGCATCTCTCTAAGTTTTAAAACCTCTGTAACAGATTTATCATGATTAACATGAGACTTATCCCAATAAGCAGATCCTTCTTGAGTAAGTTCAGTAATCTCTTTTTCTATATCTTTAGCTGTCATATATGACGATCCATCACCTTGAATAATTGGATCTTCAGATAATTTATCTGCTAAATTAGAAAAAGCTTTTATGACTGTTAAGTTATCTCCTAATCTTGAACCATCTTTAAGATAAGTATTTTCTAAAAAATCTTCTCCTAAAGAATTAACTGCAAGTCTTTTAGCTTGATCAAGTCTCTTATTATATTGTGGTCCAAACTCTTTTTTAAGTTCAGCCTCAACATTCATTTGAGATTGAGCAGCTGCTTCTTCTTGAGATGCTGCATTATTAACATTCATCTCATTATAGAACTTAATAAGACCTTCAGCTTGTTTAGGAAGTAATCCTAGTCTGTGTGCTGTTTTATTAAATTCTTGTACTGATTGTTGATCCACTTCTTCGTCTTTGAAATTATATTTATAATCTTCTGGCGAATTAGGTGCACCCAATTTTTTAAAAACTTCATTCCAATCCTCTTCGGTTGCATGTTTATTTGGAACAGGAATTTTATCTGCTCCAACGAGTTTTTGAGCATGGAGATAACTTTTCACGAAATCTTCCATGTTGTTAAAATTATTTAGAGATTTTTCCTCTCTAAAGTTTTCAGGAATTAAATCTTTGAAATTTACTTCCTTTGGTTGTTCTGTCTGTGTTAAGACAGTTTCTTGCTGAGGTGTTGCCTCAGTATTCTGAACAACATTCTCAGTTTGCTCAGATTGCACCTCTGGTGCAGTTGTCTGATTTTCCATTATTTTTACCTATTGGTTATTTTTTTTTAATCATTGCTTTGATGAACAAAAGAATTGATCTCTGTCCTTCAAAGAATGCAGTTTCATGACTATTTTCTTTTGAGAAAGTTGTCGTTCTTTCATGACATCTTATTGAGATGTCCTCTAAAACTCTTTGACCTTCTTCAGATCCAAAAACTATTTTGTAATCTTCTTGAAGTCTTTTTATTTTTTTTTCGATTTCTTTATTCTGATCCATCTTGAACTACCTTAGCCAACGGAGCTGCGTTCTTTGCCATTTGGCTTTCTGTTAATTGTTGTTGCATCTCCATTTGTTGTTGTTGCTGTGCAGCTCTTTCCTCTCTTATTTGTTGGACTTGAGCATCAGATTTAATCATCTTTGCTGGAAGTCCTAAAATATCTATGATCTGTTTTATAAAACCATTTTCATCGATGTAATCCATAACTGGCATTGATTGACCTAGAGATCCAAAAATCTCTAAACCTCTCATGATCGATTGTAGCTCTTGACTTCTTTGAGCTAATGCCATCGGTGAAACATATTCAATATTTAATTCTTGTGAATTTAAAATATCTGGTGCTGCTCTAAATAATCCTTTACGCAGCATGATATTAAATATTCTAATTATTAATGGAGACAACAATTCAGATTGTAATCTACCCAAGACAGGTCCTAGTATTCTCATCTTTTCTTCCTGTCTTTGTAAAACTTCAGTCGCTGTCATGTTTCTGTTTTCAGATATAACTAACTGATCTACATGAAACATTTTAACAATCGCATCTCTTCTTTGATTTTCTGAATTTAAAGTAGTTGCGTTGTTTGCATTAATATTTAATGGCTCAATTCTATCTCTTGATCCTGATCTATAATAATTAATCGATCCAGGAGACATTCTTATTGGAGCTAGCATTCCGTCATCTGGGATTAATAGAGGCGGATCAATCTGCTTAGCAGCAGCTTTCAAACTATTCTCCACCATCTTATTTAAAACTTTAACATCAGGTAAAGCATTCATTCCTGGAGATCTGCCATACTGTTCAGTTGACGCTTTTAAATATCTTGGAATGACATAAGGATTTTCTTTAAATCCACCTACTGAAATAATATGTCCACCTTCATATTCCATATAGATAGATTGAAATGGCATATTGT